GCACGAGATTTGGCAGGTTGGTGGTCGGGATGGGGCTACCCTTGAAGCATGGCAACTCCATCGACCGGCGTCGGCCGTGGCAACAAGGCCGAGCCGCTGGAACGCAAACGTGCCAGGGGCGCACGAATCCGCAACGGGTTGCAGGCGGCCCCGGTGCCGGAGGCTGCGTTGGCGGTGGTCGATCCGGCGTCGGTGCCGGTAGTGCCGGAGGTGTTGGGCGAGGTTGGGGCTGCGTATTGGGAAATGTTTTGGTCTGCCGGGCGCAGGCATCTGAGCGAGTTGCACGACTCGGCGTTGATGCTGAGGCTGTGTCTGAACTTGGAGAAGATCGCCGCGTTGGAAGCCTGGTTGGGCGACGATGTGGAGCGACGCTGGTACACGACGGCCAATGGTCAGGTTGTGACGCATCCGGCGGTGAAGCAGGTCGATCAGTTGGATGCTCAGAATACGGCTTGGATGTCGTTGCTTGGGTTCACGCCTTCGGATCGGGCGCGGTTGGGTTTGGCCGAGATAAGGGTGGCGAATGAGCTTGATGAGTTCCGCAAACGTAAGTCCAACGTGGTCGACGCCGAGGCTGTATCCGAAGTCTGACGGTCTGTTGGTGGCTGATTTTGCCGCCACGTTTCTTCATGTGTCGAAGGGTGTGAGGGCTGGGGAGGCGTTGTCGTTGACTGCTTGGCAGCGTGATCTGTTGACCGGGTTGTATGAGCGTCGCCCGGATGGGTTGTTGCGGTATCGACGGAGCCTGATTGGGTTGGCCCGTAAGAACGGGAAGTCGCTTCTGGGGTCGTTGGTGGCGTTGTATGGGCTGATTGAGGGTGAGCCTGGTGCCGAGGTGTATTCGGCGGCTGGTGATCGTCAGCAGGCTCGGGTGGTGTTCAATGAGGCGAAGTGGCAGGTGATTCAGTCGCCTGCGTTGAGTGGTGTGTGCAAGGTGTATCGGGACGCGATTGAGGTGCCGTCGACCGGGGCGGTGTACCGGGTGCTGTCGTCGGATGCGAAGTTGCAGCAGGGTTTGAATCCGTCGACGGTGGTGTTTGACGAGTTGCACGTTCAGGCGAACGATGATTTGTGGGATGCGTTGACGTTGGGTTCTGGTGCTAGGCGTGACCCGATGATTGTGGCGATCACCACAGCGGGTCATGACAAGGACACGATTTGTGGCCGTTTGTATGACTATGGCCGTCGGGTGGCGTCGGGTGAGGTGGATGATGAGCGGTTTGGGTTTTGGTGGTGGGAGGCACCTGAGGGTTGTGGGCTGTTTGATTGGGATGGGTGGGTGGCTGCGAACCCGAATCTGGTGGACGGCTTGTTGGATCGGGAGGACATGGACATTGCCGCCAAGCAGACGGCCGAGATGTCGTATCGCCGGTTCAGGTTGAACCAATGGACTCGGGCGCAGGATTCGTGGCTTCCTGCGGGGGCGTTGGATGCGTGTGTGAGCGACCTTGAGTTGGATGCCGAGTTGCCGGTGTTTGTTGGGGTGGACATGGCGTTGAAGCATGACTCGATTGCGGTGGTTGTGGCCCAGCCTCGGGACGATGGGCGGGTGGTGTGTCGGGCGAAGATTTGGCATCCGGATGCGGCGGCGATGGATGTGGCTGCGGTGGAGGCCCATATTCGTCAGTTGTCTCGGGATTGGCGTGTGGTCGAGGTGGCGTATGACCCGGCGTTTTTTCAGCGGTCGGCTGAGGTGTTGGCTGATGATGGTCTGCCGATGGTGGAGTTTCCGCAGTCGACAGCGCGGATGGTGCCTGCGTGTGGGACGTTGTACGAGATGATCGTGACGGGTCGGCTGGCGATCAATAATGATCCGATGTTCATTGACCAGTTGTTGTCACCGGCGCAACGGCAAACGGATTCGGGTTGGCGGTTGTCGAAGGGTAAGTCGAAGCGGAAGATTGACGCGGCGATTGCGACGGTGATTGCGGTGGATCGTGCGACGCGACGCCAGGAGGTCGCCCCGATGCCTGGGTTCTTTGTAGTCTAGTAACACGATGATTCTGTTTCTGGAGCTGCTCGCCGCCCTGCTGATAGCTGTTGGGATATTCTTGTTGTCAGTTCCGTTTGGCCTGATTTCGGTCGGGTTGTTTTTGTTGTTGTTTGCGTTGGCGTGGGAACGCGCCCGAGGAAAGGCTGATTGATGCTGTCACGTTTGTTGGGTGGTGGCGAGCAACGCGCAATCAGTTTCCAATCCCTGTTCGCATTGGGTGACGGCTTCAGTGTCACAACGAACTCTGGCACTGTTATCACACAAAATGATTCACTAAAGATTGAGGCGGTGTATTCGTGTGTGCGAATCATCGCGGATTCTATTTCAACTTTGCCTGTTGACACTTTTGTGCGTGTTGATGGTCAGCGTCGCCCGTTCAGGCCACGCCCAGAATGGTTGAACTATCCGGAGTCCGGTGTGACTCGCACCGAACATTTCCAGCAGGTGTTGGTGTCGTTGTTGTTGGATGGTAATTCGTTTACACGGATTTTGCGCGATGATCGTGGGATTGTCGGGTTGGTGGTTTTGAATCCGCAGAAGGTTGAGTGCAGTCGTGATCGTGTGACACGCCGACCGATTTTCATTTACGAGAACCGTGATGTGATCCAGTTGGAGGACATGATTCATATCACCGAGTTGCGGATGCCTGGTGAGTTGCGTGGTCGTTCACGCATCGACATGATGAAAGAGAATCTTGGTTTGGCGAAGGCGTTGGAGGAGTTCGCTGCACGATTCTTCGGGCAAGGTTCTAGTGCGTCGGGCATCATTGAGTTCCCTGGCAACTTGACCCGTGAACAAGCAAAAGATTTGGTTGACGGGTTTGAGGAAGGTCATCGTGGTTTGCGCCGGTCGCATCGTCCAGGCATTTTGTTTGGTGGCGCGAAGTTCACGAAGACAACTGTTGACAATGATTCTGCACAGTTCTTGGAGTCGCGCCGTTTCGCTGTTGAAGAAATCGCACGAATCTTCCGTGTGCCACCTTCCATGCTTGGTGTCACCACACCTGGCGCGATGTCGTATGCGTCTGTGGAAATGAACGGTATCCATTTCGTTCAACACACTTTGCGCCCTTACATTTCCAAGATTGAGGATGGCTACCAAAAACTTTTGAACGGTAGCGCATTCATCAAGTTCAACGTGGATGGGTTGTTGCGTGGCGACCAACAATCGCGATACCAGGCATTTAGCACCGGCATTCAAGCAGGGTTCCTGTCAATCAACGACATTCATCGCATTGAGGACATGACCCCAGTTGAGGGTGGCGATTCGTACCGTGTGCCGTTGGCGAACGTGGACATCAACGCTGCGAACTTGTCGGAGATGGATCGCAAGTCGCTGATTGCGCAACGGTTGATTCTCGCTGGTTTTGATCCTGCTGGTGTATTGGCTGCGTTGGACATGCCGAATATTGATCACACTGGTGTCCCATCAACACAGTTGCAACCGATCTCCACTATTGACCCAGCCAACCCACAATCCGTCTACAGGGTCTAGTCATGGCGTTTTCTGCTGCCCGTGTCGCAATCGGTACTGCCGCAACCTATATCAACGGCACCGACATTCAGCCTATGCAGTTGTGGGTTCATAACGATGACGGCACATCGGACATCTGGTTGGGTGGCCCTGATGTCACACAAAACAATGGTCTATTGCTAGAAAAACTTGAATCAGTTTTCTTGACAATTCTGCCTGGAAATTATCTGTACGCAGCAGCAGGCAAAGACCCTCATTTCGTTTCCTATTTGGCGCAGAGGTTTTAGTCATGCCGTATTTCATCAGTGACCAAAATCCAGATTGTGCTGGTTGGGCCGTAGAGAAGGAAGACGGTGAAGTGATCGGCTGCCACACCACGAAACAAGATGCCATTGACCAGATGGTTGCTGTGTCCATCGCTGAGGACATGGAACCTGGCGGTGAGCGCGCCATGCCGGACGAACTTGAAGAAGGTGATTTTGTTTCATGGAACTCGTCTGGTGGTCGCGCCCGAGGTCAAATTGAACACATCATGCGCGAGGGAACATTAGGAATTCCTGACAGCGACTTCAGTATTGAAGCAACACCCGAAGATCCTGCCGCACTCATTCGCATCTTCCGTCGCGGAGACAACGGATGGGAGGCGACCGAAGTTCTTGTCGGACACCAGTTTTCAACACTCACCAAAATCAACGACCTAGATGAAGACGATTCAGACGAAGACAACTCGCGCCAAGTCAATTTGAACCTGCCTCAATACATCAGGGCAAACGCTCGCAAAGGCTTGGACTACTACGCCCGAGGGTGGGCTGGGGATGGTTTGGTTGATCGGACTGTGCGTGAGGCGCGTGAGATGGCTGCCGGTCGAATTAGCGAGGACAAAGTGATTCGTGCGAATGCTTGGGGTGCGCGTCACATGGTCGATTTGGATGCACCGAAGAACAGTGACCCTGACAACGATGAGTGGCCTGGGCCTGGTGCTGTTGCATTCTATTTGTGGGGCATTGATCCGCTTGATCCTGAACCTGCGATGCGTTGGTTCGCTGAGAAGGCTGAAGCGATTGAGATGGAAGATGAGGAGCGCGCGTTCAGCACGTTCTATTTTCAACGCAAGACTGAGGAAGGGTTTGGTACTGTTGTTGTGATGGACAATCAGGTTGAGACTCGGCGTGTCACGTTCAACGATTTTGAGTTGAGGCAAGCGCCGTCTGGTGATGGTATGTCGTTCTCTGGGTATGCGGCTGTGTTCAATTCTGATTCTGAGCCGTTGCCGTTCATTGAGCGGATTCTTCCTGGTGCGTTTTCTAAGTCGTTGCGCTCACGCAACAACATTCGCATGTACATGAATCATGATTCGTCAATGCTGTTGGCGACTACCCGTGCCAAGACGCTTCGATTGCAGGAGGATTCAAAGGGTTTGTTGGTGGATGCCGATTTGCCGGACACCAGCGTGGGGCGCGATTTGTCGGTGTTGATGCAACGCAAGGATGTGGATTCAATGTCATTTGGGTTCACGGTTCCTGCTGGTGGCGACCGTTGGAGCGATGATGGCATGACTCGCGAGTTAAAGCAGGTGCGGTTGTTTGAGGTGTCTGTGGTGACTGGGTTCCCTGCATACACGGCAACTTCGGCTTCGGTGCGTTCGCTGGATGCGTTAGCAACCCGTACCGGTATTGATGCAGACCAGTTGGCGGCTGCGATCACCGTGTTGGAGGCTGGTCAAAACTTGACCGCTGATCATGCTGCTCTGTTGCGTGAGACTGTCGCGAAGTTGGAACCAGCACCTCAGGCTGCGCCTTCGCATCTTGCTGTGATGCAGAAGCACCTTGACCTGCTGAAAAACGCAATTTAGACTTGACGTATCCCATCGGATACGCGGAGCCGCTGCCGATGTTGCTGATCGTGGAGCCACGACAGTCCTACCCCTGCGTGTACCAATCCACATCTACAACAAAGGAAACACAAACATGAGTGAATACATCAACCGTCAGGTTGAGATTCGCAACCGTGCGTGGGAGGAAGCCAAGTCAATCTTGGATTCTGCCGCTGCCGAAAAGCGTGATCTCACCGCTGAGGAAACCCAGACTTACGAGCGCATCAGCAAGGAACTTGATGAGCGCGCCCAGGTTATCGCCAAGCTCCGTGAGGATGAGGCTCGTGAACTGCGTCTTGACGCTGCTGTGCGTGAAATCGCTGATCAGGCTCGTCCTGTTGCCGGTGCGCCAGTTGCTGATGACATTGCCAACGTTCGTGCATTGATCACGGGTGAGCGTCGTTCGTTCACCTTTGAGAAGCGCGATGTTGTCAAGACCTCGCAGGGCGCTCCTGTTCCCACCTCGTTCTACGATCAGGTCATTGAGCAGGCTCGTCTTGTCGGCCCGATGCTGACCACCTCCACCGTGTTGAACACGGCTGGTGGCGAGAACCTTCAGATTCCGTCGCAGGCTGCATGGTCGACCGCTGCAATTGTCGGTGAAGGAACCGCAATTGACGAGTCCGATCCGGTGTTCAACTCGTTCATCACCCTCGGTGCCTACAAGTACTCGTTCCTCGTCCAAGTGTCGACGGAACTGCTTGAGGACTCGGGTGTTGATCTGCTGGGCTTCCTCGCCAACCAGGTCGGAAACGAACTCGGCTTCCGCGTCAACTCTGGCCTCACGGTCGGTTCTGGCACGGGTGCGCCGAAGGGCGTTGCCGCTGCTGCTGGCTCGGGCATCTTGGGTGGCACGGGTGTCTCCGGTGCGTTCACCGCTGACAACCTCATCGACCTGTACTACAGCCTCAACGGTGCAGCCCGTCTGCTCCCTGGCGTAGGCTGGATGATGAACGGTGCCTCAATCGGCAAGGTGCGCAAGTTGAAGGACAACGGTGGAGCATACGTGTTCCAGCCTGCCCTCTCGGCTGACGCTCCTGACACGCTGTTGGGCAAGCCCATCTTTGAGAACCCAGCAATGGTCGACACGGCTGTTGGTGCCAAGTCGGTACTCGTCGGTCACTTGCCGTCGTACTTCGTTCGCACGGTTGGCGGCATTCGCCTTGACCGCTCGGATGATTACGCATTCAACGCAGGTCTTGTGACTTTTAGGGCCACATTTAGGGTCGACGGGAATCTGCCCCAACCGAGCCACATCAAATATTTCATTGGTGGCACGGCCTAAGTAATCCCAAAACTCCTATGATCTGAGGGCTGGCCGAACACGCAGGGCGGCCAGCCCTCAACCATCATCCTGCGTCCTGCGAAGGAGGAAACGATGGGGAATGCTCGTCGTAATAAGAAACACGCCAATCGATCTGCCAGACCTGGAAGCGGAATACCTGTTGAGTCTGGGCGTGGCGCACTTGCCCGAGGTGGCAGACTTACCAACCCCGACGCGCTTCGCGTCCTCTGGTACAGCAACGCCCCATTCACAAATACGGGCTATGGGCAGCAAACCGCGCAAATCATCCCGAGGCTCCTGCAAGACCAACACGAAGTAGCCATTCACGCCATGTATGGCTTGGAGGGTTCAACCTCCATGTGGAACGGGGTGAAACTGTATCCGCGAGGGCTAGCCCCCTACAGCGACGACATCATGGTTGCGCACTGGATGGATTGGGCGAACGGCAACCGTGACCTGCCACCAATCTTGATGACTCTGTTTGATGTGTGGGTGTTCAAATCTGCGACTTTTGATCAGGTCAAAAATATTGCGTCGTGGGTGCCGATTGATCACGCACCTACGCCACCGGATGTGTTGGCTTGGTTGGCTCGGAAGAATGTGATGCCGATTGCGATGAGCCAGTTTGGGAGTCGCATGTTGGAGAAGGCTGGCATTGAGCATCATTACGCACCGCACGGTATTGAGTCCACGTTCAAACCGACGACGCATTACAGCAACGGCAGAGTTCAGGCAACAGGTCGTGAGCTCATGGGGATTGACGAAGACAAGTTCGTTGTGATGATGAACGCAGCAAACAAGGGTGTGAACCCGTCGCGGAAATCCTTTGCAGAAAACCTGTTAGCGTTCGGCATCTTCGCCCAGACCCATCCGGATGCGGTGCTGTATTTGCACACTGAGGCGAACGGGTCGATGGGTGGGATTAGTTTGTTGCATCTGGCTGAGGCTTGTGGGATTCGACCGGAGCAGTTGAAGATTGTTGACCAGTACGCCTACCGTGCAGGTTTTCCACAGGAGGCGTTGGCTGCCATGTACACGGCTTCCGATGTGCTGCTGTCCTGCTCAATGGGTGAGGGCTTCGGGTTGGCAGTCATTGAGGCGCAGGCTTGCGGCACTAGGGTCATCGTTTCGGATTTCACTGCCCAGCCGGAGTTGGTTGGGTCGGGGTGGACTGTGGAGGTTCAGCCGTTTTGGGATGCGGCTCAACGGTCATGGTTTTGTACCCCTCATGTTCCGTCCATCGTGGATGCCCTGAAACGTGCCTACGAGGCTCCTAGAGGCGTGGATGAGGTCGCTGTGGGGTTTGCTAGCCAATATCAGGCCGACACGGTTTATACGGCCTCCTGGAGGCCAATCATGGCAAGTCTGGCGGAATGGTGTCGCCAGTAGTCCCAGCCATCATTGTGCCGGTGCTGAATCGGTATGACCTGCTGAAACGCGCAGTCTGGTCAATCGACTATCCGACCGAGACGCTGATACTTGTGGACAACGGCAACAGGTCAGGAACCTACCCCTGGCACAGCAAACCAGTCAGCGTGTACGAACAATTTGTTTGGCACATGCCCACCAACCTCGGTGTTGGCCCATCGTGGAACCTGGGCATCAAATCCACCCCACACGCTGACGGCTGGATCATTCTGAACTCGGATGCCTGGTTTCTGCCTGGACAGCTTGAACGGTTCTGGGCTGACTGTCGACCAGACAACATCGTGAAAACCAGTTCGCATTGGTCGTGTGTGTGGATTGGCTCAGAGGTTGTCGCCAAGATTGGGTTGTTTTCTGAGTGTTATGTGCCAGCGTATTTTGAGGACAACGATTTTGAGGGTCGGGCTGTGGCGGCTGGGTTTCGGCTTGTGTCATCGGATGCGCAGATTGGTCACGACAATTCTTCAACGATTGGGTCTGACCCCAAACTGGCTGCGAGGAACTCGTACAGTTTTGATGACAACAGGCGGCTTCATTTTCAGCGTTGGTCTGAAGGTGTGCCATCTGCCGGTGCTTGGGATTTGACCAGGCGGAGAGACTTGGGGTGGGAATGACTGTTTTTGATTTGGTTTTGTACAACAGCGAAGACGATGTGTTGGAGTGCAGGTTGTGGGAGTTGGCTGATGCTGTCGATGTGATGGTTGTGTTGGAGGGCGATAGGACGTTCACTGGCAAACCTAAGGTCAAGGCTCCTCGGGAACGATTCAAGCGGTGGGGTGATTTGATTCATTGGGTTGACTACAGCACCCCCTTCTTTCCGAACGCTTGGGATGTTGAGGCTGCCACTAGGAACAAACTTCTTGAGGTGGCTGATGGTTTGGGTTGCCAGCCGTCTGATGTTGTAACGGTTTGCGATGTGGATGAGATTTGGTCACCTTCGATGGTTGCCGATTTTGTTGCTGAGCCTTGTGGGGTAATGATGCGGCATTTGGCGATGTCGGTTCATTGGGAGTTGCCGTTTGAGTTGACTTGTGTTGGGGGGCCACGCAGCGCAGTTGGTGAATCGGCGCAAGGGTTTAGGGCGAATCGCACCCAGTATCGGACGCTGTATGGGGGTTGGCATGTGGCTTGGATGGGTGGGGAGGAATGGTGCGCCAACAAGATCAGAGCGTTCAGCCATCAGGAACTCAACAAGGGCGATGTTGATGAGGCGATGGCGAAGTGTTATCGGGAGGGCGTGTTCGTTCATGGGGAGCGATACAACGAGGTGGAAATCACTGATGATTGGCCGTTGTGGATTCGGGCTGGATTCGCACCGGACTCCTGGTATCGGAAGCGCGCATGATCGTTGTCATCGCTCCTGCCCATGCTGTTACTGGTGGCCCTGAGGCGTTGCATCAGTTGGTTCACACAGCGAACAGGTTGAAGCCTGGATCGGCTGCAATCTGTTATTACCCGTTCACGGAGCCTGCGCCGGTGCCGGAACCTTATCGGGTGTACAACACCCCCGTGATACGAGTGGATGCGATACCTAGTGAGGCTCGGATAGTTTTGCCTGAGATATGGCCGTAGATGGCGCATTGGTTT